CAACAGCCCCGACGGTCGTTTGGAGCCACTTGGCTGCGCGGCTGACGCCTGAATTGACAGCTGCATCGAACACGCAGTAGTCCACGCCAGAGGGCAGTTTGTCGGCCTTGATCCTGTCCCAGTACATCTCGCGGTACAAAGGCGCAACCTTGGCTGGCGTGAGCGCCTTCATGTTTTCCTCTGTGACCGCGCGGTCGATCCAGTCCTCCCAGACAGCCTGCGTTACGCCAAGGTTGGTGCGACCGCCTGGGTCTTGCGGGTGGTTGACGTAGCCGCCCTCGTGCTTGAGCAGCTCGGCTAGGCTTTTCTCAAAGTTTTCGCGCATCTTTTTCCTTCGAGCCTATAGAGGATCCGAACCAGAAATTGAGCATGGTGGCGATGACCGTGCCTAGAATGAATCCGAGAATCGTATCGGCAAACCGGACGTTTGGCTCTGGGATGATGCTGAAAGTAATAAAGCCAATGTAGACCGCCGCAGCAATGCTCCAGAACGATGTTAGGTACATCGTGAACCGCTTGCTGAACACGTCCGACTGCTGTAGCGCAGCGATCTGCATAGCCCGAGCGTTTTCGGTGTTGGCGTGTTGGACTCTGATCGTTTCCAGATCAATCTGCGCCAGCTTCAGCGCGGCGTCGGGGTCAGCAGCGATGGCCTGCGTCACCGCCTCGACGGTGTCTTCTACTCCCAAACGTCGAGCAATAGCTGATACAGCAGCACCCCCCAAGGGGCCAGCAACAGCAGTTGCAAGAGTGGGTGCAATGCTGCCAAGCAGTCGGAGCAGTTCATTCACTTGTCTGCCTTTCCATCAAGCCGATCAAACAGTTTGGTCAGCATCTCTTTGATCTCGCGGATGTCGTCTTTGTAGTCATCACGCACAACGTATGTGCGAGGCAACTCCTCGCGCAGCTTGGCAAGGTCAGCTTTTAATTCTTTAACCGCTGACCACATCTCGCGGGCAAACCAGCCCAATACGCTGGAGGCCACACCAAACGCTAGGTTGAGCAGGTTTTGAGGGTCCATCAGGCAGACACCTGAGACGCCGCCACGAACAGGTCATCCACTTGCGCGTCGGTCAGGCCGAGCATGGTCGCCAGCGCGTTCAGCGTCGGGCTGGTGCGCTCCCAATCCGTTGCATTTTCCCAAGCCAGCCGCTGGACGTTGTTCTGATCCAGCGTGTTGATGTAGGTGCGAACGGTGTCAAGATAGCCCCCGGCAGCAAGAACTGCAAGGGCTTGAAAGCGTGTCACCGTCTGCGGGATGGGTGGTGGTGGGGCGACGTAGGGCTCAATAATCGCATCCTCTGGAACTGCCGTCGCAATCATGGACAGATAACATGACCCGTCCTCCTCAATCACAAACACAACTTGGTTTGTTTCATCCGTATAACGATATGTTTTCACAGTTCTGCACTCCATGCGAGAAACGTTGCAGCATTAGCCGTTGAGCCTAAACTCATTGACCCTCCATGTCCGGGAACAAGTGATGCTGGAGTCGTATTATCTACTTGCCACATATATTGATTTGTTCTCGAATTAAAAGCTGGGAGAACCGTATTAACAACGGCAACAGTTCCGTTCCAGCCGTAATCTGCGATAACTCCAGTTGTTTCGAGTGCTAATGGAACTGTCCTTAATGGAACAGGGAAGTTTCCTATTCCTTTGTAGGTTGCGTTAGTTTGAACAAAGCCATTAGCCAACACCCCTAATGTTGTTCCAGCCACAATTCTGTAATAGTAGCGTTGACACAACGCCAACTCCATCCCAATCGGACGCTGCTCAAATGGCGTGGCGACGGGGCCGACTTCCAACTGCACCTGAGCAATACTGACGGTCTTGCTGGATTGGCCGATGGATGCTGCTCGATTTGGCGTACCAGAAAAATCAGAACCCGCATCAAGCCAAAAATTAAGCAGCGTACAACTAGTGTTTGCAGTTGTGCCAATCGTTTTGCCGTTGATAGACGGGACTGCAAATGTTTTTGTGTATTGCGCCCAAGTTGTAGTCAACGCCTGCGCCTGCCCTGTGCCATTTGCTTGCGCAGATGGCGACCCGCCAGCACCAAAAAACTGATCTACTGAAACAGCAATGCTCGGTGTGCCAGATGCGACTTTAGCCCAAAACGACACAGTTACAGTTTGCCCAGCGAGCAATCTAACGTCTTCAATTAACTGCCGAAAGATACAAGCGTTTGTGTTGGCAAGTACAGACGTTACTGCAATCGTCGTAAAGAATTGCGCGCCGCCAGTATCGTAAAGGGTGTCGCCAGATACAAATGACCCCTGTGTGGCTGAAAACGTGTCACCTATGGCTGTCGTTGCCCAACGATCCGCTGGCCCATAACTTCCAGACGTAGTAACCGCAGCCGCCCCACGCTGGAATATCCCCATATTCCCGTTGATAATCTTATTCCGCAGCCCCGCCAACTGACCGCCGTTGGCAGAGGCCATTTGCACGTTGCCGCTAAAGGTGCCGGTGGTGGCTGTCACCGCGCCCAACGAGCTTCCATACGCCAGCGCATCGCCTGCCGTTGTCGGTGCGCCTAAACCTGTGATTTTGAACCCGCCTAACGGGATGTTGGCCGTGGGCACGGTTTGGCCATCCTTAGCCAAACTTTGCGTCAGCGCCGTGGCAATGTCAGACAGCGAAGTATTTGCCCAAGTGCTACTAATAGTCGTGCCCGTGACTACCGGATTGCCTGCTGGCAGCGTATATGTTCCTGTTCCGTTGCGACTCATGTAATCCTCACTTCAGCGTTAGTTTGTACAGCGTGGCCAGATACAGACCAACGATCTCGTCGATGATGTTGCTCAAAGGCGTGTCATTTGCGGGCACAAAGTCTCGCGTCTCCTCAATGGCATCCATGTGCAAACGCAGCACGTCCACAATGTCGCCTTTGGGGTTGTTCAGGTTTGGCAAGTTGCCAATGCGCTGCCCTGTGCGACCCATGTAAGCCTCGGCAAACTTGTCGGCCAGATCAATGATGGAATCGTAAAACTCGCCCAAGGCCATGTGCTGGGCAAAGCTGGTCGTGTTGAGGTGGGCAATGTGCGCTGCGTCTCGGCTGAGAAACAGCAAGCAGAGAAACTGTTGAGCGTCGGATTTCATTGCTGCTCCATATCAGTAAAGGACAAAGGAGCGCCTCTGTAGGTGCCCTGCCTAAGCATTTGGATTAATCGGGGGTCTACCCTTTGCCCAACAAAGCTAGCGCCTTGGCCAGCCTTGTACATGGCCTCGCCGACAAGCCTGGGCGACGACACCAGCCCCATGCCAACGGCGGCAGGGATGTTGCCCAATGCGCCAATGCCAATAGCACCCGCAGGATTGACAGCCCGTTGTATGCCTCGCGGCATATAGTCATTGAGTGCCTGGCCAGCCAACGCTGGCATGAACTCATTGCCGCCTGCTTTCTCCAGTTGCCGTGCGAGCTGGTCGCGGTAACCGTAGTTTGTATTCACATTATTCCGCATTAAAGATTGCAGCTTCCGCATAGCCGTATCGTCGGAAGCCTTTTGCCCCAACGACAAAGCACGCTCAATCTCTTCCATGGTTTCCGATGCAGAGTGATAGTCTTTCATCACCTTGGCATAAGTCGGGGCTTGAGTATTGATCTCATTTTTAATCGAGTTGTACACATTCCCAGCAGCGGTGCGGGCCGTTTTTTGCTCAAACGGGATGCTTTCCAACAAGCTGCCAACGCGCTGTTTTAGCGCATCTAAACCTTCGGGAGTGTGAAACTTGGCGGCGTTTAGTTTTTTCCATTTCTTAATGGAATACTTGATCTTCTTTAAAGCATTGAGTGCATCTTGATTTTTGACTTTGCCTTTAAAGGTTACCATCTCAAAAGCCTTGCTTACAGCATCGTCAATGTTGGCAAAGTCAAGAATTGACTTGTCGTTTCTGATGTCAACCATGCCTAAGCGATAAGCATTTTGCTTTTGAGCGTTCATTGCGCTTAAATTGGCGCGAGCTGCATTAAGCACGTTGTTCATGCTTTGGCCTTCGCGCATGGCTTCAACAAATGACGTTGCCTTTTTGCCGCCTTGCTTGCCTGCTTGATAGGCTTGCTTCAAAGCCTCCTCGCCCACGCCTGTGGTGCCGCCCAGAATCTTTGTGATGGCAGCAAAGCCTGCTTTGCCGACCACAGGCAATGCAGCACCAATGGCGGCACCAGAGCCTACGTCTTCCGGATTAACCAAGGCCGCGCTTGCGCCGCCTGAGACTGCACCGCCAGCCGCGCGAGTGCCAATGTTTGGCCCCGTCATGCCACCTGAGCGCAACGCTTGAATCAACCCTGGTACGCGAGAAGATACGGCTGGCACCGCAGACAAGCCTTTTGCAAGCACCCCGCCTACGCCTGCTGTTCCGGCCATCTCACCGCCAAACTTGCCAATGCCGTACATCGTGGATTTGGGGTCAACGCCCATCTCTTGCAAGCCACTTGTCATGCCTGCACGACGGTCTTGCCCTGCAATGTCGTAACCACCAATGCTGATCGGCTGACCCTTGTTCATTGCCCGAGCCGCCATGTCAATGGGATTCAACAGCGTGGCTCCGACTGAGCCAGCGCCGCGCACCGCACCGCCAATCAAATTGCCTATGTCTTGGCCGAATGTGGTGGATGACGCAGGAGCAGGAGCAGGAGCAGGAGCAGGCGCGGCAGGCGCTTGCTGTTTGCCAAACGTCTGCGCTGCAAATGCCTCAATGTCAGCAGGCTTGGCATTGTCTGGGCCTTCAACAACATAGACCTGACCGTCTGGGCCTTGAACTCGGTAGCGTGCCATCAGAATAATCCTTCTGGAGCTGGGCCAAGAAGTTTGAAGCCGCTATTGCCACTTGATGCTGGAGCGCCGCTAGGCGACATATAGGTGCCCTCGCGCAAGCGATTGGCTTTGTCTTGGTTAAATTTGATGCGCTTTTCAGCAGCGGCGGCAGCTCTGTTAATAATATCCTCTCGCTGTTTTGGCGTTTTATCAACAGAAGCCTGAAGATCAAGCAAAATAGAACGCTCGCCTTCAGTTGGATTACCGCCAAAGATTGACTTCATTGAAGTCAATGCTTGCTCTTGAATGATGTTGTTAAAATTGATGGTGGCATCTGCTTCTGGAGATGACTTCACCATACTTACCCCTTGAGCGCGCAACAATGCTTTTGGCCCAGAATAAGCAGTCTTGTTAACAGCAAGTGCTTGCTTTAAAGCATCAAGCGCAGAACTGCCTGCTTGAATTGCATCATCTGCTTCAAAAACTTCTTTTTGAGCAGTAGCCGACAAAGCATTGCCGCCTCTTGGCATACCAGCAACTGGCTTGCCGTCTGGCCCCAAAACAGGAACGGCAATTGTTGAGCCATCAGCAGCACGCCTAATTTCCATCTTTCCTTCGGGCGTGTCCACAATCTGTGGTTGCCTGCCACCTTGCTGCCCAGCCAAGATCATCGTTTTCAACTCTTTGTCAGCAGCAATATGCTCGGCACGGCCAGTTGCAGCATCAGCCAATCGGGCGTTGAGTTCATCCATCCGAGCTTGACGCGCAAGCTGAGATTCTTCTTGTCTAAATGCTCGGTCTTCAAGCCTTGCTGCCCTAGCCTCAGCCAACGCAGGCTGATTGACCAAGCCAGTAATGCCAAGTTGCTGCAATGCTGGGTCTCTGGACTGCGCGGCAAACTGATAGGCTGCATTGGGGTCAGCAGGCTGTTGCGGCGCAATCGGCCCTTGCTGGTCTTCTGGCAAAGTAATGGCAGGCGTTGGGCTAAGAAGCGTGGCCAGCTTTTGCCGGTTTGCCTGCGTCTGAGCTTGGCGGCCCTCATACAACAACTTGGCCTCCTCGTCGGCCTGTTGCACTCCCCGAGCGCCCATGTACTGCTGCAAGCCTTTGGCAAGGTACTGTGTAAAGTTTGGCTTTACATAGATGCCGCTGACCATCTGGCCCTGCTCCATCGGCTGTTGGGCTTGCTGCATAAGCTGCTGCGCCATTTGCTGGCGGCGCAGAATGGCAAATTCTTCGGGGTCTTGCTGTTGGATGAATGGGTTGGCCATCACAAGGCTCCGTAATCAACAGCTAAGAAACCATCAGGCATGATATGAACCGCGCTTGGATTGACTTCCATAACTTCTTGGGCCATCACGCCAATGTGCATTGGGCCACCGGACTTGTAGCGATACGAATAGACGTTCAAGCCGTTGTCAAGTTGGCCGACCTTGCTGATGTTTTCCTTGAGGCGGCGGTCAGAGAACAATGCCCCAAACCCGCCAGCATAGCCAGCGCCTTGCAATGCAGCGCCACCCAAGCCCATCAAGCCACCCATTAAATTGCCTGACGCTTGCTGCTGCGCGTTGTAGTTCCCCAGCGCAGCCTGATACTGCTGCTGACCAGCCTGGGAGTAGTTTGCCCCTCCAGGCGCAGCCCCAAACTGCGGCGTGGTGACTTGTGAGCCGCTACGCAAAGCGTTGAGGTTGTTGATGTCGCGGGTGTTAAAGTAGTTCTGTTCTTGCAAACCTTGCTGACGCCGTGCCATAGCCTGCTGATACGTCTGGCCTTGCTGCTGCATCCCAAGGTTAATACCTTGAAGCGCGGCTTGCTGATACAGATCGTTTTCGCGCTGGTTTTGGTCGCGCAGAGCGTTGTTGTAGGCTTCCGTGCCTCGGGCCAACCCCTGATTGCTCAGTTGAGTTTCAAGCCCGCTGCGCTGTTGTTGCAGCGTTGGCTGCAAACGGTTCAGAATGGCTTGCGTGGCCGTGTTCGTGGCCATGTTGGGGTCGTAGACGCTGCCCATTGCAGACAGATTCTCGTCACCAAAACCACGCGCTTGTTGCGCCGCAACGCGAGCCGTAGCCTGATCTTGCAACCTTGCAAGGTTCATGCTTGTTTGATTTTGCTGATTCAACAAGCGTTGCTGCTCAGGCGAGAGCGTCAGCGTCTGGCCGTATATGGGCTGGCCGCCAATGGTCTTGCCTGTTTTGGGGTTGGTAAAGCCGCCTTGAGTGCCTACCTGACTGTACGTCAGCGAGCCATAAGGCGTGTATTGATTGACACGTTGAGCTGCGGCAGTCTGTTCTGCCAGCGCCGTGTAGTCAGGTGCCTTCGGCGCTTTGCTTTTTTTTCCCATATTTCTCTCCTAAGAATCGGCAATCGTCTTTGAACATCACATAGACAATCGCGTCAGCTTCTGGAAAGTAATTTCGCAGGATTGCTTCGCGCTGAAAGCCTAGATGCTCGTTGAGCTTCTGGGCCTTCAAGTTGGTAGAGTAAACTATACCACTCAGTCTTTTGACGCCCAACTGTTTGAACGGGTAATCAAAAATTGTCCAGTACCATTCCATCGGTACATAGCCATCCACACGGCTGTGAATTTGGATGTTGGCCTCGTTGTAGTCGTTGTACAGAACGCCTGCAATCAGCTCGCCGTTGCGTTCCCAGCCAATCGTGGCATCGCCTGGCTTGTAGTCGCAACCAGACTTTGCAGCCACCCACGGGCCAACAAGGTCAGGGTCAAGAACAAGACTCACAGAATGGCACCTACCTCAAACACTACATCGGTGGCGACCCAGCGAATGTCAATGCCATTGGCGGCACATTGGATTTGAGGTGCGCCGTAGTAGCCGACGCCAAATGCCCCCTGCCAAGGTTGCAACACAGTCAGTTCGCCAGACCAAATGCCTGTGTCCCACAATGATGTGTCCCACACGCCGTAGGCCGTTGGCGAAAAGGACAGCGACGCCGCAGACAGATCAAGGTTGAAGTCTAAATTGATCGTGCCCAACACGGCAGGCGTGCCGTTTGTGCGGAAGATCGGGCGCATCATGGTAAAACGCTTAAGCAAGCCGCTTGAGTTGTAGCCCGAAAACGCTTGCAGCGCCTTGCCGTTAATGTTCGCGCCGTTGTCGGTCAGGCCGTTATACGCCAGCGCAACGTAGCCGTTGCCGCCAAAAAAAGGCTTGTCTCCGAACAACTCCCAGCAGTTGGCTTGCCAGCCTGTGAATTGCGCCCAACTCTTTGTGATGGTGTTCATCACATATTGCTGCTGGTCTTGTCCTTCGGACACGGGAACGTTTAGGTATAACTGGTTTTCTCGAGCCAAGTACATCAATTGCCAGCCAAAGTTGTCGCCGTAGATGCTGATGGCCGAGCTGACAGCGTACTGAATCTTTTCGGTCAAGGCAACACGGGGATTGACTCGGCTGGACTGCAACGCTCCGGCCAGCGGGATCAGACCGTCTTGGCTGATGTACAGCAGATCGCCTGCCAGTTTGTACAGGCAACGCTCGCCAACAGGGTGGCCAAGCTGCCACACGCCTTTCAGTCCAAACGTGGTAGAGCTGCTGGGATCTGTGCCTTGATAGATGATGATCTCACCCATGCTCGTCACGGCCACATAGTAGTCATCAACGCCATCGCCAGCGTCTAGCGACCATGTGTAGTGATAAACGATGTAGCCGCCCAACTGGGCAACGGCAGACATATCAATCTTGTTCGCCGTACCGCCAATGCTGTCGGTTGGCAAGTACCAAACAACAAGCGTTGAGTCCTGAATGAACCACAAGCGGTTCTTAAAGGTGATCGGGTTGTTGAGCGTGGTTGTGGTCACACCCGTGATCGCAGGCGTTGATACGGCGTCGATCTGCGTCCAAGTTGTTCCGTTGTACAGATAGGGCTTGTCAACGCCGTTGGCAACGTACATAAAGTTGCCGCCAGTTGTGCTGATGTTGACGTATTGCCATCGGCTGTTAGATGCACCCGTCACTACCGCTGCGCCGACCGCAGCATTGGCTGTGACGTCGTAGAAAGCCCCGCCAGCGACTGCAAACAGTTCGTTGGTTGTCGAGCCTGCATAGACAAACAAGCTTTCCACCTGGCCTGAAATGCCTGTGGCCCACTCGGTATAGCCTTTGCGTAACGTGACCTCGGTGGTCAACGGAAACCAGTTCAACATAATGACCGCATCGGCAGGCGGCATATCA